GGTATTGTCTGTTTCAATCAATTGGGTCACAACATCAATGGATTCAGGCTGTTGAGCCATGAAAGCAAAAACTCCTTCAAAAATTCCCCTGCGTTTCATTTCCAGAACCACATCTGCAATATAAGAAGAATTGCGGGAACAGACCGAAACTGCTTCCTTGATAGCGTCATAGGCTGCGCTGGCTCCCTCATCTAATCCGTCTAACCTTTGAGAACGGATACGACGAGCAAACTCTGCAAGTGACAGGCTTTTGTTGTTGCTGATCCATTCGCTGGTTTTCACATTGGGATAGCTCTTGAGCTCTTTCGTGGAAACCGTTGCTGTGTGCGCCGTTTTAGGTTGCTGGTGCACCTTTTTATCCCCTTTGTGAGCAAGACCATCATGGCCGTGTCCCTTGTTGGGATCGGCAGCGTCTTTTCCACCCTTGTAAGGAAGAACTTTACCGCTCTGGCCTTTGCCACCTGAATTTTCTGGGGTGTGTCCCAGAGCCGGTGCTGAAGGGCTGGGTCCATCATAGTCGGGTACTACAGCTACCTTGGGTTTCTTGTGGCCTTTTTGTTTCTCAACAAACTCGTGAAATTTCATGTATCCCATAATTTCATCTCCGTTCTAACTTGTTCGGTTTTTTGGGGATCGGTAAAAACGCAACCTCTTGATCTATATAATGAGTTGACTTTCAAAAAAACATTTGTTATTTTTGAAATTACGGGGTTGTACTGGTATCGATTCGCAAATACAACCTTTAAGTGGCACGCAGAGGTTGGCCGAACGGCCTCTTTAAAATTCGGCTGTCGCAATAAACGACGAAACTGTTTACGCTTTGGCTGCTTAAGTTAAGCAACCACGAACCGAAGGGGCGATGTGGGTAGCGCCTGAAGGTTTGACGCTAAATCCTGCTGGTTTTATGCATCCAACGGGCATATAACGAGATAAAGTTGGTAAAACCGAAGCAAGTTTTGCCTTTTGTGCTTGCAAGGTTTAATTGAACAAAAGGTTAAGCGTGTAGAGGCTTATTGGCGGTTTTACGAAGACCGGGGTTCGTGTCGGGCCGTCAGTAATTGAAAAATTACTGAGTATAATTGGGTGAATTCGGTGAAACCCGAAAGGGCAATACCGAGCCAAGTTTGTGATGCATCACAAAAAGGTGTAGAGACTACTGGAGAGGTTTAGCCCTCTTAATTACCAGCTTGAGCGCCCAACACCTAAGGTTTTACTATGGTGAAAATATAGTCCATTTGGGGAATATCGACTCCCCGCAACTCCATTACTCCGTTGCTGAAAAAGCAACGGAGTTTTTTGTTACAGCTTCACAAAATGTAAACAATTCTTCTTCACTAAATGAATTTTTTGCATATTGTGCCATAAGTGAAACAAATTGAATGTTGTCAACTGTATATCCTTTGTTTGAATCTATCCGATCCAAACTGGCCCTATTTGGTGTTCTTTCTATTTTTTTCTCTGGACTTTGACAAGGAGCATTTGTCATTCTCCATCCGGTGTATGGACAAATTCCTTTTTGTTTTTCCCATTGATTTTTTAAATCTTCAAGAGTGATATCAAAATGTTTATTTCTTTTTTTTGCACATTTGTGATGTATTCTAAAAGGTGAATAAATGTCGCTCTTTTTTTTGCATACATCTTTGTTGTAAATGTTTATTCCTGAAGGAAGATGTTTATAATTGTTTTTTCCACAGCACTTATGTGAACAATAAAAATTTGCATTTTTTCTTTTACTTCTATTTACCTCAGAAAGGCATCTCTTAAATTCTTTGCCGCAAACAAAGCATTTGCAAATAGTTGTTTTCATTTTTTTCCTCATTTTATTTGAGGAATCGTAAAAATTTTTTAACTAAAAATTTTAAGAATAGATTGCCTTGTAATCTATCCCTTTTTAATATTGTAATGAGGCATTAACTTTCAAGGTAATTTTATGAAAATCTCGATTTTCACTCCCACGCATAATCCCAAGTATCTCGGCAGGCTTTACGAATCCATTAAGAAACAAACACATCAGGATTATGAATGGGTAATTGTGCCGAATAATGGTGCAAATGTGGTCTTGGATGACAATCCGAGAATTAAAATATTTCCAACAAATGATTCCAGCAACATTGGCTTTCTTAAAAATTACGCATGTAGTAAAGCGACAGGCGAGGTTCTTTGTGAAGTTGATCATGACGATGAGTTGTTTCCAACTGCCTTGGAGGAATGCGCCAAGGCTTTTGAAGACCCATCTGTTGATTTTGCATACTCAAATTGCTGCGATGTTGAAGAAAACTACAAGCCTCGATTCTTTGGCGAGGCTTTTGGTTGGGTAAATAGGAATGCCACTTTCGAGGGCAGAACCCTTGTGGAAACCGTTGCATTCCCGCCTGATCCAGCATCAATTAGCAAGATATGGTATGCTCCAAATCATTTTAGGGCTTGGAGAGCGAGTTTTTATGCCAAGATTGGCGGTCACAATCCAAGCTTGGATATTTTAGACGATCAAGATATATTGTGCCGAACTTATATCCAAGGAAAGATGCATCATATTGATAAACCTCTCTATGTTTATCATCTGCATCCCGATAATACTTGCTACGGCGAGAAAAATGCAAAAATTCAAGTTATGACCTTGGACTTGCATGACCAATACATTTATCAACTTGTCGAGAAGTGGTGTGATATCAACAAGTTGCCCAAAATTGACCTCTGTGGCGGTCATAGCAAACCTGAAGGGTATTTGAGCGTTGATTTGTTTAACGGCGATATTGTTGCAAATTTGGAAGAGCGTTGGCCATTTGAAGATGGTTCTGTGGGGCTTTTCAGAGCGCACGATGCTTTGGAGCATATGCGTGATCCTATCCATGTTATGAAGGAGGCGTATCGTTGCCTAGCTCCGAATGGGTGGTTTTTGACTTTTACGCCATCAACTGACGGCAGAGGCGCATTCCAAGACCCAACTCACATTTCGTTTTGGAATAGCAATAGTTTCTGGTACTATACTCGTGCGGAAACTGCAAGATACATTAACACTCCTGTCAAATTTCAATTAAATAGAATCAAGAATTATTTTCCCAATGAGTATTGTGAATTGCACAACATTGTGTATGTTAAGGCAGACCTTTTGAAATTCAGCGGTCGTGTTCCGGGTGCCATTGAGATATGACAAAAAAGTACAAGACTTATAGAGACATTTTTATAGCAGAATCAAATTTAGAAAACGACAACACAGACAAGGCCAGCAATTGTACGCAATGGTCAACATCTGATGATATCCATTTTTTGCCCACTCCAAAAACTGTTCAGCACTTAACACCCGGCACTTACGATATTAAAATCAACCAGACAAATGGTTTGTATTTTGAGAAAATTCCTGTTGTAACCACGGGACTGATCCAGTTTCCAGACACAAACTCTGAAAAGATTGTGAATGAAATTCAAAAGTTTTGGGAAAGGGAAGAGATTTTCCGCAGTTATAACATTGGATACCAACGGGGGATCATGCTTTATGGACCTCCCGGTAGCGGGAAGTCTTCGACCATTCAGCTTGTAATGGAAGATGTGATTGCTCGCAACGGCGTGGTAATCAATTTTGTTGATCCCACAGTTTTTATTGCTGGAGTAAGAAAGTTCAGGGATATACAGCCAACCACTCCTCTCGTAGTTTTAATGGAGGACATTGATTCCATTATCGAGATAAATTCCGAGAGTGAAGTTCTGAATGTTTTGGACGGTGTGAATCGAATCGACAAAGTGGTTTTTTTAGCGACTACTAATTATCCAGAAATTCTTGGTGATCGAATTATCAATCGGCCTAGTCGTTTTGATAAAAGATTTAAATTAGGTCATCCCAATGCCGAAAGTCGCAGAATTTATTTTTCCTTTGTGATTGGTGGTGAGGAAAAAATTAAAGACCTAAACATAAACCTCGATCAATGGGTTGAAGATACTGAAAATTTTTCGATAGCTCACCTGAAAGAACTCTTTGTTGCTGTTGTTATTTTGGGCGACTCTTACGAGAGTGCGCTTGAGACTTTGACGGCTATGCGAGAAGAGAGTATAAGTTCCAGCGACGATTCAAACAAGAGACAGATGGGATTCGGTCCTGTCAGAAAATAGGACTTCAATATGATTCTCGCAGGGTATGGCTATCACGACTCATCTGTTTGCCTCAAGGACGGCAACCAGTATTTTGTTTATGAGTTTGAAAGATTTGTCCAAAGACGATACTCCGTATTGACTCAACATTTTTCTTCGCCACATCGTGTTGCAACTGATGAGGAGTTTATTGGGTTTTTTGACCACATCAGAAAACAACACAATATAAAAAAGATTGATATTTTTTATCATCACGAGCTTTATCCTTGTGATTTTGAAAAAATCAAAACGCTATTTGATGTTAAAGAGTTTGTGCGTTATGACCATCACTACGCACACGCAGCAAGTGTATTCCGTCAGTCTCCGTTTACAGATTGTTATATCATTTCATATGATGGCAATGGGTTGAACAAAGATGAAAGCATGAGCAGTTTCACGGCGTGGCGTGCCGATAATAACAAAATAAGTTTAATCAGGGATTTCCAAAAGTGGGAGTCTCACAGTCTTGGAAATTGTTACATAGCACTTTCAAATTGTCTATCTTCGATCAAGAGTGTTGAATCCCTGTCCAGACCCGGAAAACTGATGGGATTATCTGCTTATGGAAATGTTAGAGAGGAATGGAAGCCTTACTTCGAGAGATACTTTGACTTGAATTTGGTTATGTATTTTGAGGAATTGGCTCAAAATCTGGGTTTAAGTTTGGAGCCAGATAGTCTTACGGGTCCAATTGAACTGGATTTTGCCGCAACAATTCAATGGGCTTTTGAAAACAAATTCTTCAAAACCTTCAATCAACTTGGCATACCCGAAGGTTCAAATCTTTGCGTGACTGGTGGTTGTGCTCTTAACATACCAGTCAATCAAAGGTTGTTTGAAATGGGCTACAATGTATATGTTGCTCCGAATAGTGGCGACTGTGGTCTTACCACGGGCATAGTCGCAGATCACTATGGTGACAACAATATTGATGTTACTTATCAAGGTTTTGACATACTGGATAAAGATTACCGTGATCCAGATTTTCCATCGATAAATCTTGATTTGCCTGCTTTAGCAAAACTGTTATGCCGTGATAGAAAGATTATTGGCTATATTCGTGGAAGAAGCGAGGTTGGTCCACGAGCACTAGGAAATAGAAGTATTTTGTGCTATCCAGATAGTGCTGGACTAAAAGATAAATTAAATGCTGAAATAAAATTTAGAGAATGGTACAGACCTTTTGGTGCTATCTGCAAATTGGAGTCTTTGGATAAGTATTTTGAAAAAGCCTGTGAATCACCTTACATGAATTTTTGTCCGATTCTGAAGCCTGAATTTAGATTTGATTCCGTAAGCCACATCGATAAAACTTGTCGGATTCAGACTGTTACACGACATCAACATGCGGAAATATACGACTTGCTCACGGCGATGGAAAACCAAGGGTATGTTGGTATGCTTTTGAATACATCTTTTAACATCAGAGGAAAGCCCATTTTGACAAGATTGAAGGATGCTTTTGAAACTTTGCATCAAACCAAGCTAGATGGTTTTTATTACGATGGAAATTATTTTAGCAGGGAGATTTGAAATGGAACCCGTTCTTTTACAACAAGATTATATTTTTGTTATTGATACCAATAAAGAATCTTTTAATTTTTATCGTGAGTTGTGTGCGTATTGCACAGGTTTCATTCATGAATCCGTGCAAGATACTTTTTTTTCTGATTTTTTCAGCGAAGAAGTTGAGGATGCCAATTGTTTTGTTGATTATGTTATGGATAGGGTGGACGATGAGGGATTTATGTCTCCTTCCTGCGTGTGGTTAAATAAAAGATATGGTTGTAACGAGGCTGGCCTTTTCGCTATTTTGGATGAGACAAATTTTGAAACATTTTCATTTCCAGCGCCTCTGAGTGTTGGTATTTTTTTTGAAAAATCACCTGAACAAAATCAAATTGATCTAATCAAAAGCAGAGCAAGACAATTTTTTGAAAAAGTCTGGAAGGATAAAGAAGATGTTTGCATCGAAGGTTTTCGTCTGATTACACATACTAAGTACGGCGATGAAAAAAGCTTGGACTAGACTTTTTTGGATAATTCCTGTAGCCTCGTACAATAATTTTCGAGGTGAATCATGAGTCGAGAAGAGTTTATCCAGATCAGCAATGAGGCTTTCAAAAAAAGCGGTTTTGATTCCGATGTGCGTTACCAAAAACGCTTTAAATGGGAACTGGATGAGATTATTGGCAAGGAAAAACATCAATATTTTCTGGACCTTTATAAATCTAAAGTTCGATATCCTCAAAATCAAAATAATTTACTGATTTGCAAGTTGCTCGGTATAGTTGCAGATTTTGACATCAACAAGGAACCATGTTCTGTTTTTACTGGCGACCTGCCTGACATCGATATCGATTACCTGCCGGTTGTTCGTGAATACCTTAAAAATACATGGGCTGCTAAAACTTTTGGCGAAGAATTTGTCTGTAACATCGGCAACTACACTACTTTCGGTATCAAATCCGCTTTGATTGACATGGCTCGTGTGCATGATGAGTCTCGTGATGAGATCATGGCAATTACCAAAAACCTTGAGGCTAAAGACGACGAAGGCAATCCTCTTACATGGGATGCTGCTCTTCGTCTTTATCCAGACCTCAAGTCATATGCTGAAAAGTTTCCAGAAGTTGCGGATGCTGCTAAAAGACTTGTCAACCGTAATCGTGGCATGGGTGTACATGCCGCTGGACTTATTGTGTCAAGTATCCCCTTGCATGATCTGGTTCCCTTGGTCAAGCGTAAAGATAGTCCGCAAGCTTCAGCATGGGTAGAAGGTTTGCACGGTCAAGACCTTCAACCTGTCGGTCTGGTGAAATTTGATCTATTGGTTATTTCAAACCTGTTGCAAATTGCTCGTTGTTGTGAGTTGATCAAAAAGCGTCACAAGGTTGAAGGCATTTGCAACAAGCCGGGAGAGCCAGATTGGACCGATGTTGATAAGTGGAGAAATGATCCAGATAGTCTTGAGATGGCCAACTCTGGGGACTTAAAGTGTATTTTTCAATTTGATTCTGAGGGTATGCGTGGTCTTGTACGGTCTGGCGGTGTTGATCGTTTTGAAGATTTGGTGGCTTATTCTGCGCTTTTTAGGCCGGGGTGCTTGGCATCGGGCATGACCAAACACTATGTAGAACGCAAAAAAGGTCGAGAAAAATTTTCGTTGCATCCCCTGATGCAGCCAATCTTGGAAAAGACCTACGGTATCATGGTCTATCAAGAACAGATCATGCAGATTCTGCATGTTGTTGGTGACATTCCGCTAAAAGATTGCGAGGCTATTCGCAAGGCTATCAGCAAGAAAAAAATTGAAACATTTATCAAGTATAAAGAGTTGTTCATTATCAATGGACAAAAACGGTTGCAGGTAACTGAAGAGTATATTAACGAGTTATGGAACCAGTTACAAACTTTTAGTGAGTATGGTTTCAATTTAAGTCATGCCGTGGCGTACACATATATCAGCGGTCAGCTTTTGTATTTAAAGTGTCATTATCCGCATGAGTTCTATGCTTCTATGTTGAGTTGTGAAACCCTTAGTGAAAAAATCAAAGATTACAAGATGGAAGCAAGGATTCACGGTGTTGAGATGCATCGTTTAGACATCAATAAATCGGGTAGAAATTTTGAGCTTACTGGTGATTTGATTTATTATGGTTTTTCTAATGTTAAAGGTATCGGAGAAAAACCTGCTGAAAAGATTGTAAGTGGCCAGCCATACAAGTCATTTGAAGATTTTCTTTTTCGGTGTACGACTGATTCTTCAATTTTGAAACCAATTTTGGGTCTTAGGTGTTTCAGGGACCGTGATCCTGTAACTCTTTGGAAGTTTGCAGATCACTTCAAAGAATGTTTGAAGAAAAACGACGACAAGAGGAAACGCTATGAAAAATCAGTTGAAAAATATGAGGGAGAGTTCAAGGAGCTTGTGCCGGGAGAGTCTCGTTTGTTGTCTGATTTTTCAGGAGATCAACCATTCGATGATGATGAGTGGAGACAGTACGACAGGGACGAAATGATTGATGTTGATCAAGAAACTGAGTGCAATCAGAATGAGGGCGGCGAAGCTCGCATCGTAAAAGAGCAAGTTGCCGTCGAAGGTACGGATGTCACGGTGGAGCGTGAAATAACAAGGTATTTTAAAATAGTTAAGATCAAGAAGCCAAGAAATATTCTTGTGCAGTTAAAGAAACTTTGGAAGAAGAGAAAACTGACGATAGATCGTTTTCAGAATGCTACTTTCAAGGAAATGCCAAAACTTATTGAATTTAATGCTGACGAATATGAAATTGATGATGCGCTTTTAAAGGAATTTCGTGACCCCGTATGTTGCGAAGAACTTTACTACGGATGGGCTTGGATACACGAACTGGAAAGAAGTCCAGATTATAAGGGCAATTTGACATTTGATGCCCTAAGAAACAATATTGATCAGGTTTCAGGTCCTGTGGAATTGCGAGTTAGAAAGAGTCAGTCTGTCAAAAGTCAAAAAGGTACGACATACAGGCAGATTATTGCTGAGGATGTTACTGGTCAGGAAAACAAAATCAATATTTGGGCAGAAGATTGGAGTCGATGGGAAGAAGAATTCAAGGTTGGTAACTTACTTAGAGTACGGTTGCAACCTCCTTCTGGTGGCTTCAACACTTTCACTTTGGAATCTAACCAGCTTGGCAAATTTCGTGGTGCTAAAAAATACAGGGACAAAGAAGACGATCCTCGTGTTTTTGTCATGAAGTTTGGCCAGAAGGAAGAGGAAAAGTTCCTTAGTGACGAGGAGGCTTTAGCGCAATTTTCAGCGTGTAAGATGGTGTAGCAAAATGACTGATTTGGTTATTGATGAGTCTAATTTTACTCAGTATTTCAAGGATTGCAGAATTCATCGTCCTGAACGGGGAGATGTTATGGCCAGATATACGGCAATTGCCGAATTTGTTGATGGAGCTATGAAGAAAGATATAATTCATCTTTTGCTCAATCACGACAAGGCAGTTGCCGCCACAAATGTTCTACGAAAACTTGGTTGTGCTACAGAAAAAGACGCTGTCAGAATTTGTCGAGAGATTGCTGAAGATTTGGCTAATGGCATGACAACAGAGCAAGTTGAGCAAAAAGCCTACGAGTACAGTCTTGAAGCTTTTTATTATACTAAAAAAGAGTATGTTCCAACAGATGATCCTCATTGGCAAGTTATCAACTTAACAAATTTGGATACTTTCTTGGACAAAGAACATACTGTTCAAATGACTGCTAAAATTATGGGAAAGGATTCTTCTGAGGAAAATCAGTCAAATGAAACCGAACTTCAATGAGGTGATTCTTATTGAGACAGTATATCGACCAGATACCGGGTCTTTTGCAAAGTCTAAAAGTTCTTGTGACGGCAGATACAAGGTTGATCATTGGTTTTATTGTCGAGAGATTTTTCACCACATCTTATTTCGTTTGAAGATGTTGTTTTTTTCACACGAAGCCAACAAAGGCGCACACATTGCGGCATTTATGGCAGAAGTTGAAACAAGACTTAATGTTGAGCCCCGTTCTGAGTTTGGACCTACGCAGAGAAAAACCATTATGTGGATCAAGCCCAGCAAGTGGTGGTTGCAATATTCAATGAGGAGGTCCCTTTTCACAATCTTGTTGCGGGCAGGCACAGCTTACTCTATGAACAAGAAGAATTTCGAGGAAGCTGTGGGTTGTGAGAAGTACCTGAAAAAGACACGCTACGCATTTGATCGTTTCATGCGTGGTTACACTAAGTACATCGGCCACAAGAGGGGTTGGTATAAGCAGTTTTATCATTTAAGTCCGACCGCTGATGAGATTGACAAATTATTGCAAAAACCTAGTAAGTAGCCCTATATAACTAGTAAGTTTGTGTTTACAAAACTTGAAGGATACTCATGAATCAAATCAGCGATATGATGGCAGATATTAACAAATATGCTGCAATTTGGGAAAAAGCTCTTGCGGATGGCGTATTTGCCGATGCTCCCAAACCTGCTGTCACACAACCTAGTGAGGACGATGAATCTACCGATTTTTTCGGCAACTACATTAGCGACGACTATGACATGGACAGGCCGATTAACGAAGCTGAAGTAAAATATTGGGCTGCTCTGAGTCGGGGAGCCAAGGACAGAAGCGCCTACGACATGCCTTTGAATGAGGAGCGCAAAGTCAGCAAGAAGGAAGCTAAAGCTGCTTCAAACAAGCTTGGAAGCACTTTCAATCCCGTCTATCCAAACACTAAGGGCAAGGATCAGGATGTTGTTGTAACCCAGAATTGGGGAGTTGGCGGCAAAGAGTTGAATGACCTTGAGGACCTTAAGAAGAGATTGTACGATTTGGAAGTGAAACTGAACTCAGCCGGTATTGTCAAGGACGCTAAGAAGAAGAAAAAAGACTCTGACGAAAGCACCATTTTGAAGGGTTTGAGCGACCTCAAGGCTCAAATCGATGAATTGAGTGATAAGTTGAACGGCAATCGTAACGACGAAAATTGATTTGAACTTATAAATCCCTATAATTGTTTAGGCAATTATGGGGATTTTTCATGGCTACTGCACCTTGGAAAGCATCTGAAGAAGTAATAGACCTCCTACAAAAAGTTAAGCAGAAGCATCATTCACCTAGGTTGGATGGTGCTTCTGTCGCTGTATGCTTTATGGAGGCAAAATCGTTTATTAAAAATAAGCTCAATTTGGGCAAACTTAGCAAATTTAGTCCAACTGCGAGGTTATACCAGACTGTCAAGCATGAGTTTTGTTTGTGTGTGCCTTATGATTTGTGGCGTGATATTTTGGATGATCATCAGCGAGAGGCTTATCTTGATTTGCATTTGACTCGGTTAAATGTCGAATATGTGCCGGAAACAGTTGAGGAAAACGGCAAGAAGCACAAGGTGACTGATGACTGGGGTCGCATCAAATTCACCGAAGAAGTCAAATATGATGAAGAAGGCAATCCTTTCTGGAAGATTGAACCTCTAGACTTGGAGGTTTTTGCCAAAAATGTGAGTAAATATGGTTTGTGGCAAGAAGACTTGGTCTTCTTAAGCGAAGCTATCAAGGCGAGTGAGGATAAAAATGGGCCGCTCGAAACTGATTGAGATTGCTGTTTTGGGCGTTTGGTTGTTGGTTGCAGTTTTGTTTTTTTACAAGACTCGTCAGCCTCACAACAAAGAACTTGCCATACCGGAATCAATGAATACGGACACGGTAAGTGTTGCCGAAAAAGGTAAGGAATTTGAGCTTAGAAAAATAATTCTTATGGATGATGGCAAGTTTGATCTTACTTTGAAAGATGATGTGTCAAGCAGAATTTTAGCTGAATTGTCGGTTGTCATGGTCAAGAATGCGAGAGGTAAAGTTTTGGATTTCTTGAATGTCATTAACCGACCCCGAGTTTTGCTCAAGGATAAAAAAGCTGATGGAAAATGGGTCGTGGATATTTTTATGATTTATGAAGGCAAAGAGATAAACATGAATGACTGGTTGACGCAAAACAATTTGATTTACAGGTAAACTATATTAGATCATGGAAAACAATTTCATGATCAGGTGCCTTAAGTGTCGTTGGGCGCAACTTACGACTGGTTTGCCAGACGATTTAAAAGATTTAAATGAGATCAAAACATGCACCAAATGTGGAAAGCAGCGAGAGTTCCGCTGTCCTCGTTGCGGAAGAAATGCCAAAATGACAAGAATCCGTCATAATGGTGGAACCACATCTTCAGATCAGGCGCAAGTGCCGACACAACCTTGAGGCAAGGCAAATGAAGTTCTATGCCTCTTGTCGTCGCAATGCTGGTGATGGCAAGCTTTTAGGCAAGGAAGAATTATTACAAGAAGTAAAATTCACGATCCATAAATTCAACAACAGACCCAAACCACAAGACAAAAGAAAAATTCTTATTATCACATGCTTCACAGAATTTGGTTGTGAAGCTATGGGGTTGATGTACTGCATACCCAGAGCCATTTCGCACAACCCCGGAGCCTATGTTGTTTGTGCGGGTTGGTACGGCAGAGCATATCTTTACAAGCACCTTGTTGATGAATTTTGGGAAATAGATGAATCTGCCATGCACTTGCGGGATTTTGCAAATGCATTCATTAACAATTCTTTGAATGTAAAAAAAATTGAAAGAGTTCTTGAAACACATGGCATGGTTTTCAAGGGCGAAAAGATGGGCTATTTTTGTGTTGGAAACTGTTGCAACATTTGTAAAAAACATTGGAATTCGGAAAACCCTGAAGAATGTTGTCCGATGTGTTCTTCAGTCAACATTGATAGGGCCATTCTTGCCAATATTCGTTATTCCAAAAAATTTGCTGTTCAGATACCCAGACCCAGCATCAAAATGATGGAGTTGGCAAAAAAATACCTCAAACCAAAATCTGTTGGTATTTTTGCCCGTGGAAGGAAATTGTACGGTAGAAATTTGAGTGCTGATTTTTATGTTAAATTGATAAGTTTTTTGCAGGAAAGGGGATACAATCCAATTTGGCTTGGGGAGAAGCAGAGCACAATTCCTTGTCCTGTTGCTCACATTACAGACTTTAGCAGATTGCCAGAATCAAGAAACTTAGAGCTTACTCTTGCTATAATATCTCAGCTTGAATTTACTATTCAATTTTGGACTGCAAGCACCCGACTTGCCTCGATGGTTGGCACCCCGTGGATATTGTTTGAGACACCAGACCAAATATCAGGTTTGGGACAAGAGGGCAAACGGATTGCTTTGACTACTGATCACAATAAGAAAAAACTTATATTAGCTCATTTTTTCAGCGTGGTAGAAAATCAAGATGCAGCACTTACTCTGATAAGTAGGGCCTTAGAAGAGATGGGTCAAGATAATTGGGATGATATTATTGGCTTGGTTGAAAATCCCATAGAGGTGCAGGCATCTCTTAGAAAACAACTTGCTTGGAGGGATTTGTGAGTTCATTGGTTGAGTTTTTAAAACGGGCTGCTGATCGAAATGGTTTTCGCCGTGATCGTTTTGAAGAAAAAAAAATACCTACTGATTTTTCCAATGTCGCCATTTTACCATTTTTTGGTGATTTGAGGGCTAGTTTTGTATTAAGTTCTTTTCTTCTCAAGAGATACAGAGAGGAGATCAAGGCTTCCAAGTATTTCATCTTGGCATCATGGCCGGGACAAGCTGGCATGTTTCCATTTGTTGATGAATACTGGTCTTTCTTGGACGAAGCTGTTGTAAAGAAGTTTTACGAGAATGCCGAGGGTTTGCGGAATACTTCAAATTTAAATACAACCTATTGCCGGAATTTAAATGAGTTTTTTAGAGATGTCGTTGATGTAAAAGACTTGGAGAAATATTACAGGAATGGTTTCACAAATTATTTCTTTGAGAAATTCACAGACACAAAACGGTTCTTGCCATTTATTCCAAGCGTCTCGATTATGGGCAGGGATTTTAACAAAGATTTATCTACAAGACCGGGCTATAAGGTTTTTATCGATCCAACGATTTTTTGCAAATTCTGGCACAATGGCACCAGCGATACGATACGGTCGCAGAAAGAGTTTTGGGTTGAACTGTGCAAGTTTTTGTTAAAGTCTGATGTCACGCCTGTGGTTTGGCAACATGGCTTGGCGCACAGTTTGGTCGAAGATTTGGGTGAGTCGTGTATTTTTTTAAGAGAAAACGATGTCATCAAAGCCCTGTCTGTCATGAGAGCTTGTTCTTGTGTGCTTGATGTAATGAACGGTTCATCAAGATATGCTTTGATGGCTCGAACGCCTTTTATATGCGTGGATGAAAGATCACGGTACGCTGGCACAAGAGAATATGAACTGGATGATTTATGTGCAGGACGATTACCAAATCAATATATTTTTACATTTTCCACTATCTTAACAGAGGGAAAGTTGTCTTTTTGGCAAAGCGATATTTTCCAAACCATCAAGAGAAAGCTTGATGGTTTTTTGCCCAACATAAACAAGGATGGTTTGCCTCCAACAGCAGAATCAAATGAGATTGTATCCTACAAGGATTTTGTACAGCAGAGGAAAAAGAAAAAGTTGGGAACAAGATTTATCAAAATTACACATGATTGAGGATTTGAAATGGCTTGTCGAGTTGAATTGAGGGATTTACCTCCCAATCCTAGTTGGTATGAGCGTGAGATTGCCTTCAAGAAGATGTTTTCTGCATTTAAGAAACAAGTTGCAGAGGCTGGCATCTTACACAGTTATAAACAACGA